ATGCCGTCGAGGTAGCGGTCGGGCAGATAGCCCGTGCCGTTGCCGCCGAAGAACGAGCCGTGCTCAAAATGTTTGTAGTCGGCAAAGACGTTCCAGCTGCCCTTGACTGCGATATCGCTCCTGCCGATGTCAAAGCGCAGCGTCCAGAAATGCGGCGTGCCGCCCATTGCATGCCCCTTGAGATCAAACCGGTCTGTTCCGGACACATGGTCGTAGAGCGTGTGTCCATTCATATGGCGCGCAAACGGCGTGCGGTTCTGCCCATAGTCGAACGATACCGCGACGTTTGGCCCCATTTTCCACTTTGCGCCGACGCCGATGACGCTGGCGAGATGCGAGTAGTCGTATACATCGTTGGTCCTGCCGTTTGCGTGTGCCGCACGATACGCGGCGTTTCCTGCCGAGCCGAGATACCACAGTGAGACACCGAGGTTCGGCGTGACGGCGTGTTTTGCCTGAAGGAAGAAGGCCTTCTCGATCGGCGGAATGCGGTCGCTCTCCAGGACGGTTCCCTCCACACGGATCGGGGCACCGGTGTATTTTCCAAGAGCATCGCGCGGCAGGAGGCTTGCATACTCCGTCCAGTACAGGCGTTTCCCGAGCGCATTGAAATACGAGGTGATGGACTTCGGATAGTAGTATGTTCCCGGGAGTGCGTCGTCTGTCGTTTCGCTGATGAAGTTGTCATGGAACAGCGCGTTGTAGACGTCGGATTCGGACGTGGTGAGCGTGATGTTTGTAGCGCCGGCACCGGCCTTCGACTTTGCGATGTTTTCGTACATCGTCATGACTTTCGCCTTGTTCGCTGCCCACCATGCCTGCAGCCCCGCGGAGCCGTTGCCTTCGAGGACTCCCGGATAGTCCGCCATCGTCATGTAGAAGTTTTCTTTGTCTTCCGGATGGTCGGACCCCCAAATGAGTGTATCGAAGGAGCCGATGGTTCCTGTCTGGAGCGTATTGCTCGCATCGCGGTACTGATAGGTGACCGCGCCCGGCGCATCCATTTGCATGCGTTCGGCATCGTCCTGGTCGTTCTTTCGCAGGAGGTTGCTGCCGTATGCGGCGGTCGCGATGTCATACATCCTCTTGATGATGGCCATTTGTTCCTCGACGCTCGCGCCGCGTTCCTTTGCCGCCGTCAGCTGCTGGTAGAAGTTCATGTTTTCGTTTGCGTCGGCGACCGCAGACGCATGTTAGCACAAAAATCAAAACGTACGAAATACGGGGATCAGAAGATTTCCGGAAACACGAACTTGGTCGAGTATCCGTGACCATAGTTCCTTACGGGCGGGCTTATCCAATGCCGTGTAATACTCATGGAGATCCCCGACACTAACAGTTTTGAAATATACTAAGCTGATTTCGCTGGGCGGACGCAATGAGGAAATCTGGACATTAAGATCATTGTACCGCATATCAAATTCCTCACGGGGGATCAGCCCCTCTACATAGAGTTCCTTTAAGCGCTCCTGTTTGACTCTAAGTTCTTCGATAGGAGGCTCTTGTGTTTCTTCCTCCGTCTGGGGGACTTTTTTAATATCTGCTTTATATTTCTCTAGACCGTGCTCAAGAGCATCCAGCAAAATAGACTCGATACGATCTTCGCGCCAACGCGTTTTATACGGACAGTCGCTATGCGTAGAGTTGCGGCATACATAGTAGATATACACTTTCTGCTTTGTGCGACGGTAGGCGGGCGTAAGAATACGTCCGCAACTAGGACAGTGCAAAAGCCCCGTGAACATATAGATGTTTCCGCTCCGGGGGAATCTCGTACGTCCCTCAAACACCTTTTGCGCTTGTGCAAAAGTGCCTTCGTCAATCAGTGGGGTGCAGAACTTCTTGATGCCGTGGTACTCGCCTATGTAGAGGCGATTCTGTAGCGCTCGCCCTACCGTACTGTCTGATCTTTTATATCCATATTTCTCCCGCAACATTCGCTGCGTTCCAAGCACGGTACGATGCACCAGAAAGTAGCGGAACATCTCTCGCACCATCGGAGCAGTACGTTCGTCGATCTGGATTCTCTTGTCCTTATCAATTACGTAGCCAGCAGGGATGGACCCGGAAGTAACTCTGCCGCCTCTGCGCCGCCCGTCAAATACATACCGGACGCGGTCCCCGGTCTGATCGCTCTCGTGCTGGGCGAGGGACAGTTTGAGATTAAGCATCAATTTCCCGTTGGTCGTCGTCGTATTAAAAATCGCCTCCTGTGAGCACTCCCACTCCACTCCGTGCTGATCAAGGATATCCTGTACTACGTAATAGTCCCGGACACTGCGGAACCAACGGTCCAAACATTTGAACACAATTACGTTGATAACTCCCGTGCGGACATCATCTAAGAGTCGCTGCAGAGCTTTACGGCGGCTGATTGCTTTACGGGCAGTTGCGCCTTCATCTGCGTAGACTCCGACAACAATGTATCCCTGCTTTTTCGCGTGCTGGCGCAGGTCGTGCTCCTGTTCCGCGAGAGAGTAGCCGTGGCGGGCTTGCTCATCCGTCGATACGCGGATATAGAGTGCCGCGCGCTTTTGTGTTTCGGCCATAAAAATACACCTCCGAAGATTTGTTGTGGAATAATCCCCGAAGGTGTGATATACTTGCGTTTAGGAGTGCGTATATCCCTACGGGGCTACGTGCGAACCGCTCACTGTGCGCCAACACGGTGGGCGGTTTTTTTTTACTGTCTACTTTATAACTTTTCCGGGAGTTAATTGTTGATCATACAGCCATTGATCCCGATCCATGACCGTCTGCGGGTATGCGATCGCAACGGAAAGAGTGTACGTGTAGACTAGACCGCCGTATGATTCGCCACTTGGCCTGTCGAATGATCCACCATAGGCGGCCACGTTCGAAGCAAAGAGCCTGACCAGATTATCACCAATCTCTAGCGCAGTATCTTTATTGGTTGACGGATCTACTAGCAGCGATATCATAATCTCTTTAGTCTGGTGATCTGCCATAATACGTACGCTGTTGACACGAGGATCAGCCTCTGTTTCGCGGATCGTGCTCGGGATAGCCCCGTTGATCGCATGCACATCGTGCTCATTTACTACAGACTTTGACAGCCGGTCTCGCTTTTGCTTTTCTTCAGCAGCGGCCTTCTGCTCCGCTGCTTTCTTATCAGCAATCGCTTGTTGCTTTGCAGCTTCTTTTTTAGCTTCTTCCTGCGCCCTAGCTACTCGGTCCTCTGCCTGGCGTTGCTCTTTAGCAGCAATCTGCTCAAGGGTCAAGGTATTCGCGAATAGGACCCCTGAGATAGCGCAGACTCCGACAGCGCCTACAATAAATAGGACGATACGACGACGGTTACCTGTCCGTTTGCGTATGATCGTGTACAGGAGATATATGGTGCCCCCTATGACCGCGCATATAGACGCTAAGAACAAAAAAGCAAAGAGTTGATTCATTGAAACCGCTCCCTTACTACATAAATTGTATCTGTTTCAGATCAACGAACTCCTCCGGCACTCCGGCCGCTCCCCCAAGTTGGTACACGGTGCATTCAGGATATTCTCGCAGTACGTCATCTGGCAGAAGGAGCTCGACCGCGAATGTATTGGCCTGGCGCTCGAATTTGCTGTGTAGATTAAGCGTTTTTGTGTCCATGAACACAGTGTTCAACTTTCGATGCATCTGCATATGTCCGAGTTCGTGGGCGAGGACAAAACGCACAGCAATCTCATCCAAGGTATCGGATAAGTATATAATATGGTTGCGTTTGTGGTACTGATAGAATCCGTTCAGTCCAACTAAGGAGCAGTAGATCAGGACAACATCGAGTGCTCGCGCGATGACGAAAGGATCGTTCGAGCCGCACCGACGCATAAGTTTAATGGCACAATCCCTTGCAGTCATAACTTTAGCCCTCGGGCCGGAATTTCTTCGGCGTATACTTTGCCTTGTTGCGTTTCTTTGCCATCTCCATCCCGATCTGCATGGCGTCGAGGATGGACTGTATGCTCTCGGGGCTCGCGGGTTGTCCGTCAAACATCAACCCTTCCTCCTGCATAAGGGTTTCCTTCATCTTATCCATCATACGCGTAATTTCGCGTTCGTCCTTCGCATTTAGGGCGGGGAGATCATCAGGCGAGTTTAGAGTTATTGGCTGATCCCCATCTAATATCTTCAATAATGTATCAACATCTGTTTTGGTCGCGCGAGCAATTTTCTCAAACGTCTGCATCGTTGGGGAGATTGATTTTCCTGTCTTGGGGTTCACTCCCTTTTCCAGTACATTGATATATGCCTTGCTAAAGCCACATAGATCTGCTAGTGCTTGCATAGAGAGCCCATGCTGATCTCTATATGTTTTCAGCCACTCACCGATTTTCATAGAGTTCACCTCAATTCAATGTCAACTATATTTTACATCCGCGAAATAAAAATGTCAATTATACTTGACAAGAAAAAATCCGTCTATTATACTAGACGATGGAGAGAATGAAAGGAGGTGTAGTATGGGCTACAGAGTGAAGGAAGTTCGTCTTGCAAAGAAAATCTCGCAAGACGAACTCAGCAAAGTGTCTGGCGTATCGAGGCAGACGATTTCCGACCTTGAGAGCGGAGAGGTTGTCAATACAACAACGGCAACATTGACGAAGCTCGCGGACGCTTTAGGGTGCAATGTGGGCGATATTTTTGTCCTTGATGTCTAGTATAATAGACGAAAGGGGGAGGAGAAACATCATGAAAACGTGTTACTACGTCAAGACCCGCATCGATAATTGCGGTCATGCGTCCGTGATCGAAACGGGTGCTGTTGACGTGAAGGAGCTGCCAGAGGGGCGCTGCTCTTCGACAGACTACGAGGACGTCTATACGGACTGGTTCGAGAGCCGTGAAGAGGCGGGCGACTTCGTTCGTGAGGTACGGGACTCACACGACGCAGAGAGTAGGATGGAGGAGATTCTGAGGTCGAGCGAGGTTTCACAGCGGCGTCTTGGTTTGCTCGTTCAAATGCGTTCGGACTTAGCAAAAAAGACGCTCATCGCATGGGTCCAAGATGACCAGCTCCGCGAGAAATACGCCGAACTGGTCGGCAAGCTTGATGATGCGATGGTCGCCGAAGCGCAATATCTCATAGGGCTGTATGACGGCGTTACAGACATTGCAGCTGCTGAGGCAAAATGCCTAGCTGAGAGTTTTCGGGAGCCGAACAAAGGGACGTGACATCACCGAAAGGAGGTGATCAAAATGACCGAAGCCCAAGTGCGGAACATCTGGAGGGTGCTCCTCGAGGTGTCCGGACAAAAAGATGTTGTTGTCGAGGTGCGTCCGGCAGAGGGGGACGACAGAGAGGAGGCAGTCGCATGACAGCACAGAAAATCATCGCCGGATGCTGCATCGCAGGGGCAGCAATCCTGCTCGCAGGGGCGTGTAATCCATGGGACAACGGCAAGAACGCCGTGCTCGTTGAGGAAACGTATGTTGTCAAAGCGGGCGATACCCTCTGGGACATCGCCGAAACGTATTGTTCCAAAAATACCGGTACGCGCCGGTATATTTTGGAATACAAGGAGGGGATTTACGAAAATAATCCCTGGCTTGTAGACAGAAAGGGGCTTATTTGCCCCGGTGACCAGCTCGTCTTGACCTACTGGGTCAAGAATGAGGAGGGAGAGCCGTGAGGCAAAAGAAAAAGCCCGAAGCGGCAGCAACCGCTCCGAGCGACAAGAAAGACTTACAAACACAGTATAACACAAAACAAGGAGGATTTACAACATGACAATCACCATCAATCTTACGGAGCAGGATGTCGCACAGGCATCCAAGTCACTCATCGGACTGATCCAGTCCTGCGCGGCTTCCGCGCAGACGGATGCTCCGCGTAACAACAACACCGTGCCGAAGGCCAAAGCAAAGCCCAAGGCCGAGCCTGCGCCTATTCCGCAGCCAGAACTCATTGAGCCCGAGCCGTCTGCAGAGGAAACTCCTGAGGTCACAGATTCCGGCGAAGCCGCGATCGACTACGCAGAGCTCCGCGACGCGCTGAAAGCGGAATGCGCGGCAATCGCTCGCGACGGCAAGACTAAAGCCCTCAAGGCGCTCCTCGCGGATTACGACGTCGAGAAGCTCAGCGAGATCCCGGACGATAAGATTGAGGCGTTCCGCACTGCCGCAAAGGCGCTCTGATGACTCACGCAGTTCTAAGCGCATCGGGGAGTAAGCGTTGGCTGTCTTGTCCGCCGTCTGCCCGCCTTGAACGGAAGTTCCCGGACAAGGCGGGCGAAGCTGCGCAGGAGGGGACACTCGCCCACGCACTCGCAGAGGCGCGAATCCGGCACTGGCTTGGTGAGATATCCGAGGACGGTCTGACACTCCGTATTGACAGCATCCGACATGACCCGCTCTACTCCCCCGAGATGGGGGAGTACGTCAGTGAGTACGTGGATCTCTGTATCGAGAAGATCAATGCGGCACAGGGCGTCGCACTTGTCGAAGAGCGATTAGATTTTAGCCGCTGGGTGCGGAACGGATTCGGTACGGGAGACATGGTCATCATCGGCGATGGCGTTCTCGAGATCGTCGATCTCAAATACGGCAAGGGCGTCCCAGTCTCCGCTGAGGGCAACACACAGATGCAGCTCTACGCGCTCGGCGCGATCGAGCAGTACGGCTACATCTACGATTTTGACCACGTCCGCATGTCGATCTTCCAACCACGTAACGGCGGTCTCTCAACGCAGCTCATGTCTGTGGAGGAGCTCCTTGCGTGGGGAGAGAGTATCAAGCCGATCGCGGAGCTCGCCTATGCGGGAAAAGGAGATTTCAAGGCGGGCGATCACTGCAGGTTCTGCCGTGCAGCCGCACAGTGCAAGGCTCTGTCGGAGTACAACATGAAGATCGCAAAACTCGAGTTCCGGGACGCCGACCTCCTCACGGACGACGAAGTGTCGTTTGTGCTGGAGCGCGTTGATAGCCTCGTACGGTACGCCGAGAAGATCAAAACGCACGCGCTCGAAGAGGCCCTTAAGAGGCATCGATGGCCCGGCTTTAAGGTCGTTGAGGGACGCAGCAATCGAAAAATTACGGACGAGGCAAAGGCCGTCAAGCTCCTGCGCGGGGCGGGTTACGCTGATGATGTGATCTACAAGCCCTTGGAGATGCAGACCATCACAGCCCTTGAAAAGCTGGTTACAAAGAAGAAATTCGGTGAGCTCCTTGGGAGCGTCATCGAAAAGCCGCCGGGCAAGCCAACGCTTGTGCCGGAGGATGATAAGAGGCCGGAATATGACCCGGTACAGTCAGAATTTGAAGTTATGGAGGAAGAAGATCAATGAGCAGAATTGTTATTAAGAATGTCCGTCTCTCGTACGCGAACATCTGGGAGCCGAAGCCCCCAATGGGTGACCCCGATGGGAAGGCACGATACAGCGCATCGCTCCTCATCAGCAAAGACGATACCAAGACCATCAAGGCAATCAATAAGGCAATCGAGGAAGCAAAGGCTGAGGGGAAGGCAAAGCTGGCCAACAAGAATGGCGTTGTGCCAAAGAACCTCAAGCTCCCGCTCCGTGACGGCGACGAGGATCGTCCGGACGATGATGCGTACACCGGATGCTATTTCCTCAACGCCAACGCGAGCGCAGACCATCCGCCCAAGATTGTCGATCGCAGCGTTGAGCCTGTTCTGGATCGATCGGAGGTGTACTCCGGATGCTACGCCAACGTCAGCGTCACATTCTTCGCGTTCAACACGCAGGGCAACGTCGGCATTGGGTGCGGTCTCGGAAACATCCAGAAGGTACGCGACGGTGATCATCTGACGGGTGAGCGCTCCGCTGCAGAGGACTTTGAGGACCTCGGCGGAGATGATGACGACGATTTCCTCAGCTGATCATAGATAGGGCGGGGCCCGCATGGTTACTCCGTGCGGGCTTTGCTATCGAGGAGCATTAATGACACTATCAATCGACATCGAGACGTACAGCGATCTCGACATCAAAAAGGTCGGCGGCTACAAGTACGCCGAGAATGCCGAAGTCCTGCTGTTTGCCTACGCATGGGATGATGATCCTGTGCAGATCGTCGATCTCGCAGCAGGTGAGACACTGCCCGATGACGTTCTGGCCGCACTCACGGACAACAGCATCACGAAATGCGCTTATAACGCACAGTTCGAACGTACGGTGCTGAGCTATTTCCTGCGCCATATGGGCGGGCTTATACCATTCAAATTTCTTGACCCCGCAGGATGGTCGTGCACGATGGTACACGCGCTGACACTCGGACTTCCGGGGAGCCTTGACAGCGTGTCAAAAGCGCTGCGGCTCGCAGATGATAAAGCAAAAATGAGCGTCGGCAAACAGCTCATCACGTATTTTTGCAAGCCGTGCAAGCCGACAAAGGTCAACGACGGCCGTCTGCGGAATCTGCCGGAACACGCGCCTGAGAAATGGGCGACATTTAAAGAGTACTGTGTGCGCGACGTTATCGCCGAGCGCGCGGTACGGCAGCGGCTCATGAAACATCCGATGCGTAAGTCGGAGCGTGCACTGTGGGTACTCGACCAGCAGATCAACGACCGGGGGGTGTGCGTCGACCCGGTGCTTGTCCATGAGGCGATTGCGTTTGATACGGACTTCCAGGGGCATCTCATCGCGCAGGCCGCAGACCTCACAGGACTGCCAAACCCCGCAAGCGGCGAACAGCTCAAACGTTGGATCCACAAAGAGGAGGGCTTCTTTCCAGAATCCCTCGCAAAGGATGCGCTGCCAGAGATATTAGAGCGGGCGCAAAAACCAGAGGTCAAAGAGATGCTGCGGCTTAAACAGCTTATGTCCAAGACCTCGGTCAAGAAATATGTAGCAATGAAGCGGGCTCGCTGCGCGGATGGGCGCATACATGGCTTGCTCCAATACTACGGAGCAAATCGAACAGGACGGTGGGCGGGGAGACTCGTGCAGGTGCAGAATTTACCGCGTAACTCGATGGAAGAGCTTGACGATGCGCGAGAGCTCCTACGTGAGGGCAATGCGGATGCACTTGAGATGATCTATGATCATCCTCTGGACGTGCTGTCACAGCTCATTCGCACCTCGTTTGTACCGCGCGACCGATTTCGTTTTATGGTCGCCGACTTCTCGGCGATAGAGGCGCGCGTGATTGCATGGCTCGCCGGGGAAAAGTGGCGCATGAAGGTTTTTGCCGAAGGCGGGGACATCTACTGTGCCTCTGCTGCGCAGATGTTCAAAGTACCTGTCGAAAAGCACGGTATCAACGGACATCTGCGGCAGAAAGGAAAGATCGCAGAGCTCGCACTAGGGTATCAGGGCGCAGTGGGGGCACTCAAAGCGATGGGCGCCGAAAAGATGGGGCTGACAGATGCTGAGATACAGTCCATCATTAAGCGGTGGCGCAATGCTAGCCCGCGCATTACACAGCTCTGGTACGACGTTGGTAGTGCGGCCATTGAAGCGGTAACAGATCATACGACAGTCAATCTGCACCACGGTGTCAAATTTTCCTATCACAGCGGTATGCTTTTGATCCGCCTCCCGTCGGGACGTGATCTTGTCTATGTTCGGCCGAAAATTGAGATTGACCCCAACTTTGACCGCGCAGGACTGACCTACGAGGGATCAGATCAGACCTCGGGCAAATGGACGCGACTGCGCACCTATGGCGGCAAGCTCGTCGAGAACATCGTCCAGGCAATCGCGCGGGACTGCCTCGCCGCTGCCATGACACGCCTCGAGGCGGAAGAGTATCAAATTGTTATGCACATCCACGATGAGGTCGTGATCGAGTGCCCCGCCGATGCGTGCGATCTGGACAATGTGTGCCGGATTATGGGACAGCCGATCGACTGGGCGCCGGGACTCGTCCTGAGCGCTGACGGCTATATCACTGACTACTACAAGAAAGACTAGGAGGACTTACAAATGATTAAATCACAGATGGAGCAGCAGCTCAGGGTATTGAAAGAGCTGGACGATCTGATTGCACGCTCGGACGCAGAGGTGCAGACAGGCACGGCATCTGCCGAGGACGTGGACCACCTGCGCGCATACGTCGCTGATATGCGGCGCGCATGCAACGCTGCGATCGCACTTGAGACGGCGCTGACGCCGCCCAAGGAAGAAAAGAAAGCAGAGCCGGCGGCAGAGGAAAAGAAACCCGCAAAGCGGAAATCTCGGGCAAAGAAGGCAGAGCCGAAACCGGAGACCCCGCCTGCGCCGGAAACTGCCGAGACTGAGGCCGACGACCTCAGCTTCCTCGACTGATGGGAGGTACTTATGCAGATTGCACAAGTTATAATCCCCGAGATGTTCGAGTCATACTCCGCGACCTCTGAGGATTACACCCCCGATGAGCTGATTTTCCGCTGTTCGCGCTGCAAACATGACTTTCGGATCTTGGCCCCGCGCGGCGGTATGTGCGCACCCGTATTTATCAACTGCCCGCACTGCAGGACTCTCATATGCTACGGGATCAGCAACGATGATAATGTCTGGGCGCGCTATGACAAGATTGTCCCGGCCACAATGTGTCTACATCTCTACGAGTACAAGGATTTTGTCAAGCTGGTTGTATCCGGAAAAGGACTGTCTCTGGCTCCGCGGGGCTGGCATGAGTATTGGAGAGAGGTCTCGTACAAAGAGGAGTTCCGTTTCGATACGCAGCGTCGCAGAACGACATGGAAACAGGAGATTGGAAAAACACGACGGGAAAGTGAACTCTGCGACCCTGGGAAGCTGGTTGAACTCGGACAAGAATCAATGCTCCGCTATCTCTATACACATCCCAGCATTGCAAGCGACAAACCCGAGGTGCTGGAGCTCCTGCGGACGCTCCGAGAGACGGTCCGTGAAAAACTCGAAAAACGCGTAGGGCACAAGGTGTCCTCGTTCTTTTGCCCGGCTGGTACTTCTGCCGGCTGGCTGCTCCTTCCAATCGGTAATATCGCTTACCGGATGGTATTCAAGGATGTGGCAAACCTTCCTGCATCCATGAGAAAACTCAATACGGGGTCCGTGCCGGGAGTCCCGTGGCTCAACCGCTTCCCTGCGGATTTCGACGTCAACATCATCCGCAGAGCAAAAGATACTGTTACGGGGCTGATCACCGCCGCCAATCTTCCGGATACGCGTTCCGTGCGCCGGGCACTCACAGAGGACACGTTCTGCCTGCGCAGACTAGTGTTCCTGCATCAACTCTTTGGGCGTTCCGATCTTGCGATGCAGGCGTTTCCGCTGTTTGGTGATCACGATAACAGCGTGCAGCGCGGATACCCGCTCGACGACACTTTGATGCGGCTCAAAGAGTTTTACACGGACGCAGAGATCCTGCGCTTCCTGCGCCGGTCCTCCGAGTACAGCGTGCGGGACTCGCTGCAAATGCTTGACCTCTTAGGTGAGGCGTCCTATACAGAGCTCCGACAACACCCGCCAAAGATCCGTGATCTGCACGATACGCTTGTCGCGCTCCGCAACAAGGAGAGGCATCCGGACTACGCCTTTGACAATAAGACCGCGCCGATCCGTCGCAGGCTCGCGATGCAGCAGGACCGCATACAGTTTTTCTTGCCGGAGTGCTCCCGCGTGCTCTGCGACGCCGGAAAGACCCTGCACAACTGCGTCGGCTCTTACGCCCAAAAGGTACGTAAGGGTGAGACGCACATCGTCCTTATGTCGGATGACCGGGGCAAGCTGGTCGCGTGTATTGAGGTTACTGACGGCAGGATCAAGCAGGCTAAACTCGACTGCAACCGGCCTGTCTACAAAAATCCGGAGATCAATGCCGAGATCATCGCGTGGGCGAATCAGGTGGGCCTTATATATGACCAGTGCGGAGATATAGACGCACTGCCACAGAAGACCGCAGAGGCAATACCTGCAATGACTGCATAGGAGGGATCAGCATGGGTGGATCCTCATGAGTAATAAGACAGATACCATCCCGGCGTTTTCGCACGACGCGCGCCTTACGATTGCCATAGGGCGCTCCCGGCTAGATAAACGCTGGAAGAACCAAGAAATGGCGTGGTCGGACTTCGTCCGCCGTCTCAGCGAGACGCAGCGGACGAACGAGACCATCGCCGAATACAAGAAGCTCGCCAAGACCGAGCAGAGCCGCATCAAGGACGTTGGCGGCTTCGTCGGCGGGATGCTCAAGGGCGGTCGGCGTACAGCGGAGTCCGTTGCGAGCCGTCAGCTTCTGACGCTGGACGCGGACTTTGCGCAGCCGGACTTCTGGGATCTCGTAATGTTTACCCTCGAGAGCCCTGCGGCCGTGATCTATAGTACGCATAAGCATACATCGGAAAAGCCGCGTTTGCGTCTTGTCCTGCCGCTCAGCCGCCCGGTATCGCCGGACGAGTATCAGGCAATCGCGCGGCGCGTTGCAGCGGACATCGACATCGAGCAGTTCGACGATACGACCTATCAGCCGCATCGGCTGATGTTCTGGCCGTCAACGCCGAGTGACGGAGACTACGTCTTTGCCTACAACGATGATGCGTTTCTGGACGCGGGCAAGTGGCTCACACGGTATGAGGACTGGCGCGATCAGGCGCAGTGGCCGGAGAGCTCACGCGTGCATGCGGAGATTCGCCATGCTGCGGAGAAGCAGGAGGACCCGACAACGAAAAAGGGAATTGTCGGTGCGTTCTGCCGTACGTACAGTGTCACTGAGGCGATGGATACATTCCTACCCGGTGTCTATGAGCAGTGCGCCGCAGATGACCGCTACACCTATACGGCGGGGACGTCTGCCGCGGGGGCCGTGGTCTACGATGACGGCAAGTTCCTTTTCAGCCACCACAGCACGGATCCGTGCTGTGGGCAGCTGGTCAACGCATTTGATCTTGTCCGTATCCATAAGTTCCGCGCCCGTGATGAGGACGCATCGCCGAAGACACCGCCGGGGCGACTGCCAAGCTATAAGGCGATGCAGGAGCTCGCGGCATCCGATGATCGCGTTAGGGTAACGATCGGCGAGGAGCGCCTTGCGGAGGTGCGGCAGGACTTCGAGCCCGTCGAGGGGGACGAGGAAGATAACAGCTGGCTCAAAGAGATGGACGTAACCGTTATGGGCGGTTACGAGAGTACCGCGAAAAATGTCAAGCTGATCTTAGAGCATGACCCCGCGCTCCGGGGCACGGCCGCGATCGATGACTTCGCGCACCGTATCGTTGTGCTGCGCGATCTGCCGTGGCGGCCGCGCGAGCGGTCAACCGTTTGGATGGACAGCGACGACTCCTCGCTCCGGAATTACCTCGAGGAGATTTATGGCATCCGCGGCAGGAGTGTCATTGAGGATGCGCTCAGCGAGGTCACGACGCGCCATGCGTTCAACCCCCTCAAGGACTACCTGCTGGGGCTGACATGGGACGGAATCCCGCGCCTTGATACGATCTTTATCGACTATCTTGGGGCGGAGGACACGGAGTTCAACCGTGCGATCACACGCAAGACACTCGCGGCGGCCGTCGGTCGTGCGCTCGAGCCTGGCATCAAGTTCGACACGGTTTTGACGCTGATCGGCAAGCAGGGGCAAGGCAAGACCTCCCTTGTACGCAAGCTTGCGCATGGCTGGCACTCCGAGAGCCTTGTGACGGTCCAGGGCAAAGATGCGATGGAGCATATTCAAGGCTTTTGGTTGATTGAGCTCGGCGAGCTGGCCGCGATCCGCAAGGCAGATTTCGAGCTGGTCAAGCAGTTTATCTCCAAGCAGGAGGACTCGTTTAGGGCTGCCTATGGACGCCGTACAGAGCGATATCCACGTCAGTGCATCTTTATCGCGACGACGAATATCGCGGACTTTATTCGCGATCAGACGGGCGGCCGCCGTTGGTGGCCAATGCAGGTGGATAAGGAGCGCCAGCGTATGTCCCATTTTGAGGACCTTACGGATGAGGTTGTGGGGCAAATATGGGCGGAGGCCGTCGACGCCTTCAAGGGCGGCGAACCCCTGCACTTGAATGACAGCATGGAAGCAATTGCAAGGGAGCTGCAGGAGGCGCACACGGACGAGAGCCCCTTGGCAGGGCTGATCTACGATTTTGTGGATCGGCCGCTTCCGAGCAACTGGGCAAAGTTTGACCTCGGAGAGCGTCGGGACTACATCCACGGCGGCGGGCTGGATATGCCCGAGGGGACAGTGCTGCGAGACCGGGTTTGCGCCTTGGAGGTCTGGGTCGAGCTTCTGAACGGCGATCCCAAAAAACTAACTCGAACGCAATCAATAGAGATCAATGACATTTTGCGGAAGATGAAAGGCTGGGATCAACCGAGTGGGGGCATCCGATTTCCACATTACGGAGCCCAAAAAGGCTTTGTTCGGAAGAATCCGCTGCAACTTTAGAAAGTTGCACGGAGGGCAGAAAGTTGCAGTCGTGAGAACAAGATTAGAGAGGTTGCAACTTTGCAACTTTGTGCAACTTTAGAAAGTTGCGGGCTAAACCTTAGAGAAACAAGGAGTTAGCCTATCTGCAACTTTGCAACTTTGTTTGTATAGAGATATTCTGAAATAAGGATAGAAATACGAACATAATGTTTAATTTTCTTAAATCCGTAAATGTGTCGCGCCCGCCTGCGCGGGTGCGCACGCGCGTAACACAAAACGGTCTGCCTTGTCAAGAGGTGGAGGAGGAAAAATGAAAAATATTTTTTCAGGGCTGTTTCAGTCCGTCGAAACAATAACGGAAAAACAGGTTGAGCGAAATTTCGTGAAGGCGGTCAAAGAAGCCGGCGGGCTCGCCATGAAATTCGTTTCCCCGGGGCGCGTCGGCGTGCCTGATCGCATCGTGCTTCTTCCTGGAGGGCGCGCAGTCTTCGCGGAGATCAAGCGCCCAGGCGGGCATCTGCGGAAGTCACAGGAGATGGCTTGCCGAGAGATCCGGGCAAAGGGATTTCCGGTCTGTGTGATTCGCACGGACGCAGACATCCAGTTCTTCTGTGAGTACTTCCTGAATGGCTAAGAAATTTACGCCGCGCCCATATCAGCAGTATGCGATCCGACGGATCATCGACACCCCGGCCGTAGGCCTCCTGCTGGATATGGGCATGGGCAAGACGGTTTCGACACTGACCGCGATCGACGAGTTGATGTATGACCGCTTCGAGGTGCGCAAAGTGCTTGTGATCGCCCCGCTGCGTGTGGCCTTAAGTACCTGGCGCGACGAGTGCGAGATCTGGGCGCATACGCAAAACCTGCGTATCTCCATTGCTGTCGGTGATATGGCGACACGGGAGGCGGCACTGCGGGCAGACGCCGATATCTACGTCGTCAACCGCGATGTGGTCAAGTGGCTGGTCGAGTACTACCGCGACAAGTGGCCGTTTGATATGGTCGTGATCGATGAGTCGAGCAGCTTTAAAAATCCGGCGTCGCAGAGATTTAAAGCCCTGCGGAAGGTGCGTCCGCTGATTCGCCGTGTCGTACTTTTGACCGGGACGCCCGCTCCCAATGGTCTGATGGATCTTTGGAGTCAGCTGTATCTCCTCGATCGCGGTGAGCGCCTTGGCAGGACACTGACGGAGTACCGTGAGCGATATTTCCGACCCGGACAGCAGAGCGGCTATGTCGTATACAGTTACGATCTGCGCCCGGGCGCGGATAAGGAGATATACGGGCGCATCGCTGATATCTGCGTCAGCATGCGGAGCGAGGATTATCTGGCGCTGCCGCCTCTCCTGCAAAACGTCGTACGGGTAGAGTTGCCGGATGAGGCACTGGAGCGATACCGCGAGATGGAGAAGGAGCTTGTCTTGAGCATCGGAGATGCGGACGTTACGGCGGTATCTGCCGCCGCGTTGACAAACAAGCTGCTGCAGATGGCCAACGGCGCAGTCTACGATACGGAGGGCGAGGTCGTACGGATCCATGACGCAAAACTCGAGGCGCTGGACGAGATCATCTCCTGCAACGAGGGTAAGAGTGTCATGGTGATCTACAGCTATCGACATGACCTTGACGCGCTGCAGAGGCGATACCCCAAGGCGCGGGAACTCAAAACGGCAGATGATATCCGTGACTGGAACGCAGGACGCATACCGCTGCTGTTGGTGCATCCGCAAAGCGCGGGGCACGGTCTCAATCTCCAGCACGGCGGGCACATCGTCGTGTGGTACGGATTGACATGGAGCCTCGAGGCGTACCAACAGACCAATAAGCGTCTGCATCGTCCCGGACAAACGGAGCCCGTGATGCTGCATCATCTTGTTGCAAAGGGGACGATCGACGAGGATGTAATGCGGGCGCTGGAAGGCAAGGCCGCAGGGCAGGAGAGCATGCTGGATGCTGTCAAAGCAAGGATAGAGCGCTACAAGACGCGATAAGGAGGACTTACAAAATGCTGATCTTTATGAAAAACGTCAAGAAATTTATTCGAAAGGATAGCCCCGTACTGTCGGCGATCCACTACCATGCAGGACGTGCCTACGCGACAAACGCTTACAGCCTTGTATGGATTGAGGACAGCACAGCACGAGACGGTGTCTTTGATGCTGAAAGCGGTGTGCCGGTCGAGGATGTGAAAATGCCGACAATCTCTTTTGACAAAGCCGTGCCAAAAGTCGACGAGAATTCTGCGTATGTGATTGTCGGGAACGATGAACTGACACAGCTGCTCTCAGTACTGAAGTCCGTGGACGCATGTGCGCCCAATCGGAAAGATTCGGATTCGGTCATGCTTGTTTGGCGTGCTTCGGGGCTTACGGTATATGCACGGGGGGCGTCGCTGCGCGCTGCATACAGCCTTTCCGGAAAGACAGAGAATCTTGCAGATGGGGCACTGCGCCTTGCCATGTTCAACGCAAGGCTTCTATCTGTTTTAATTGACTACCTCCGACAGCGAAAAGGTGCTACACAATTTTATGCCCCTCAACGTATTATATCCCCATTGCGAGTCGACATGGCACATCCTTGTGCGAAGCCGTCTGGGATTGTTCTCGCTGCGCAGCGCTTCAAGGATGTAGCATGTTGGGCTGATGTCGTCCCCGAGGATGTACTCTGCCGCTGCATCGAGAACGTACAAAACGGTTCAAAGTCAGCGTAAGGAGGTCACGGAAATGGTAGACACGAAATATCCGCAGAGCGCGGAGTCGAATGAGTACCGATACATTGATTTTGAGTGGTTGGATGAGATTGCCACGGGACTGACAGCGGGCGCAGAAAAGCATCCGGGCGAGACATGGCGGAGTATCCCCGCGGAGGAGCATGCGGCGCGTGCACTGCGGCATCTCTCGATGTGGCTTGCCGGTGATCAGAGTGATACGCATCTTGTCAATGCGTCGATGCGGTGCATGATGGCCCGGGCGATGGAGCGTGAGGAGGCTACGAAACTTGCTATATCCTTGGAACTGATGCAGAAGAAAGTAGGTGTGAAATGCGAGAGATAAAATTTAGGGCGTGGGACCCTGCGTCAAAAGTCATGTATCCAGTAGAGGCTATAAACTTTCATGGACGTGAGAGAGTGACGGTGCAATACAACCCGATTAAAGGGTTCTTTTTGGACGACGTGCAGCTAATGCAGTATGTTGGTGTAGACGATAAATTCGGCGTTGAGATTTACGAGGGAGATATCCTTGAGATCGGCGGCTATGAGGAGGATCGAGGCGTTGTTTTATTTAACGAGGACAGTACTTCATATTGCGTTGAGTATGGCAATGTAATGACGCCCATCGGAGAGTTTTACCAACCGGAGCTTGAAGTAGTCGGGAATATCTACGAGAATCCCGATTGTCTCGGAGGAGGGAGCGAATGACAGCAAAGGAATATCTCTGGCGTGTCCGAGATGCAGAGCGCGAGCTGAAACTGCTTGAACAGGAGTACGAGCAGGCAAAAGCCGATATCTTGCATCTGAAAGCGATCCAGTATGACGCGGATAAGGTCAGCGGAGGCAAGATCGGAGATCTTTCCGATGCGATCGCGGCGCTGGAAGGATACGCGGAGCGCGTTAATACACAATGGGATCGGCTGATTACATTGCGCAAGGAAGCGGGGGCGCTGATTGAGCAGATTGAGGACGGGCGTTATCGTGAGGTGCTGAAACGTCGGTATCTGTGGGGTGAATCGTGGGAGTATATCGCCATCGGAATGGGGTATAGCTTCCGGCAGGTTTTACGTATTCACGGCAGCGCATTAGCGGTTTTCCCGAAAGATGACATAGAATGTCACATAGAACCTGTGATATAGTATAGACTGTGAAGAATAGGGGTACTGCATACGCGGTGCCCTTTTTGCATGCGGGAGACTTAGCTATGCGGCAGGATAAGGATGTTGACATCCTGTGTCGGAAGTGGCAGGACATTCTAAGGCTCAATGACTGGAATGTTGCCGTTGAACTGATACGGGAAAGTGAGTTTAGTGAGCCAGACCGCGCTGGGGAAGTGTATATTACGCTTTCCAAGGGCGAGGCGTTAATTCGTCTGTTGGACCCCCTGATTCCAACGCAGGATTGTCCGTTTCCGTATGACTTGGAGCAAACGCTTGTGCATGAGCTTCTGCATCTCCATTTTGCAACATTTGAGCCACAAGATGATGATTTAAAGCATGACCTCTGGGAGCGGGCGGTCGAGAGTATCGCGAAAACTCTGATTGCGTTATATCGGCGGATACCAGAGGACGCTCCAGTGAAAGTATAAGAAATCGTAAGAATTAAAGGCAGGTGGTGAGCGTGTAGATGACGGATGGACGAAATAATTTAATCCCGGCATCGCAGAGAAGCAAAGAAGAAGCTAGGGAAAACGGGAGAAAGGGCGGCATCAAGAGCGGTGAGTCCCGCCGCCGCAAGAAAGCGCTGCGCACGGCGCTCAAGGAGGCGATTTCGCTCTCGCTGAAAGACCTCCATCCAGATCTCAAGAACGGGATCATGCGCGCAGCGCGCATCCGTGACGACGGCCTTACGATCGGTGACGCGGTGCTTGGCAGCATCGTCCGGAGCGCCTGCGCAGGAGATCCCAAAATGATGAAGATCCTACTGGACACCATCGGCGAGAGCGCTGACATCCGTCTCCACGAGCGCGAAGTCAAGCTGAAAGAGAAAGCCCTTGACAAGGATCGGACGGAGAGAGCGTCGCCGATCACGTTTGTATTCGAGAGAGGTGATGCGGATGAGTGAGCGGGTTGTCAATGTTGCGGAGCTGATAGCACCGAGCTTTGACGGTATCTTTTTTGACGTGCAGGAGCACCGCTATACGCATTATTGGCTTGCAGGCGGGCGCGGATCCACGAAGTCGAGCTTTGCATCGCTCTCTATCCTGCTCGGCCTCCTGCAGAATCCGCTTTGCCATGTGGTCGTGCTGCGCAAGGTCGCGAATACGCTGCGCAACAGTGTCTATAACCAAGTCGACTGGGCAATCAACGCGCTGGGCTTATCCGATGCATTTGCGGCACGGGTGAGCCCTTTGTCGTTCGAGCACAGAGCTACGGGGCAGAAAATTCTTTTCCTCGGTGTCGACGACCGAAACAAGGTCAAGTCACTCAAGCTGCCATTCGGGTACGTTGGTATCGTGTGGATTGAGGAGCTCGACCAGTTCACGGGCATGGAGGAGATTCGGAGTCTCCTGCAGTCGCTCTTGCGCGGCGGCGAGCGGTACTGGGTATACTATTCGTACAATCCGCCTAAAAGCCGTAACAACTGGGTCAATGAAGAAGCACTATTCGATCGCGATGATCGCGTTGTGCATCGTTCCACCTATCGGGACGTACCGCAGGCGTGGCTTGGCGAGCAGTTCATCGCGGAGGCGGAGCGGCTCAAAGAAAAGAATGAGACGTTGTATCGGCACGAATACCTCGGCGAGGTCACGGGCACGGGCGGCAGCGTATTTGATAATGTCGAGGGCGTGGAGCTGAGCGATGCGAATGTGGCAAAGTTCGACCGCCGCTACTTTGGCCTTGACTTCGGCTTTGCGGTCGACCCGCTGGCCTTTGTTGCGATGCACTATGACGTCAAACACGAGGATTTATACATTTTCGACGAAATCTATGAGCAGCGGCTGAACAACGCCCAGGCAGCGCGGAAGATTCTGCCGCGTCTCTACGGGCATCACCTGACCGCGGATTCGGCGGAGCCTAAGAGCATCGCGGAGATGCGCAGCCTCGGGCTCAATGTGCAGGCGGCACGCAAGGGGCCTGATTCCGTTGATTACGGTATCCACTGGCTGCAGGGGCGCAGACACATCTACATCGACAAGCACCGCGCGCCGAACACGTACCGCGAATTTGTCGGGTACGAGTACGAGCGCAACCGTGACGGGCAATTTATATCAGCCTATCCGGACAAGGACAACCACGCGATTGACGCGGTGCGCTACGGCACGGAACAACTCGCGGCAGGAGAGCGCATCAAGGCGCGCCGCGCAAATATCTACTGAGGAGGAGCACGATTGGACATCAACGCAATGGCAGAGACTTATCAGCTTCTGCGCGATGCATACTATGGCGATGGGCAGTTTAAGGACGGCGGGGCACTGGTGCGGCATGCCCGCGAGAGTGCCGAGAATTATGCCAAGCGCAAAAAGCTCGCGTACTACCTCAACTACACGGGACCGATTGTCAACGCATCTGTGGATCCGATCTTTCGCAACGAGATCAAGCGCGAATATACGGACACTGCAAAATTCAAGGTGTTTCTGGATGATTCCGACCGTACCGGAGCAGACCTGCAGAACTACATTCGCCGCCTCGCCGTCATGGCGAAGCTCTACGGTGTTGTCTACGTCATCGTCAACAACGAGCCGGAGATCGGCGAGACCGTGCAGGACAGCCTTGATAAGCGTGCGCTGCCGTATCTTGCGCACGTGCTGCCGAGCGAGGTCACGCATTGGCGCTTTGACGACCACGGCCGCATGGTCGAGTTTGGGTATCAGAGCACCATCAAGGACTCGGAGGATAAGACCAAGACGCGGTATTACACCTGGACCGAAACAGCGTGGGCCGTTGCGGACGAAAACAAGCAGATCATCCGGCAGGGGGAGCACGGTCTTGGGCGTCTCCCGGTCGTGCAGTGGTTCGGGCGCAGTAATGACCCGATGGAGGCGCTGCCGCCACCGGAGTTTTTGTCTGTCGCACAGACGAACTATTACGTCTATCAGCTGTGCAGCTGGCACACGCAGATACTGCAGAATCAAACGTTTAGTATTTTGGTTATGCCAGACAACGGCGCGACGGATATCACAATCGGCACGAACAACGTGCTCACCTATCCACCGGAGAGTCAGCATCCGCCGAGTTACATATCGCCGGATGCGGCCCCCGCACAGGTGCTGACCGATCAGATCGACCGACTCATCGGGGAGATGTACCGCATGAGCGGTATCGACTCAGTCATCGGCGTGCAGACGGCGAAATCCGGCGTTGCGCGTCAGTGGGACTTCGAGCGGACGAATCAACGGCTTGTCGACTTTGCGATCCAGTGCGAGGAGGCTGAAAAGGCAATCGTCGCACTGTATGAGGCATGGACGGGCGAAGCGATCGGCTACATCTGCGAATATCCACGCGACTTCAAAATTTCGGATGTTGCGGATGGACTTGCGCAGGCACAGGCGGCGCTTGATCTTGGGCTTGACAGCAAAACATATCAAGTGGAGGTTGCGCGCAAGGTGCTCGAAGCATACCTGCCGAATCTCGAGCCCGCGACGTATGACGCGATTATCAGCGAGCTCGAAGCCGCGGCCGCCGTTATAGAGCAGACGCAGACCTACGGAGACGAGGACGATGAGACAGACAGCGACGCGGGTGGAGATAGACGCATTTGAGCGGCGCATCCGTGCGCTGATCGCGGAGGGCTACGCTGTGCCGTTCGCGGTACGGCAAGCATATCGCGAATATCCGGTCATGCGCATACTGTTTGGCGAGTTGATCGATCAAATACGTGCAGAGGCGGAGCGCGGATATGGCGAGGCACTGCCGCAGGGCATCACGGATCGCCTGTTTACGCAGTCCTGGACGCCCGATAATCTGACGCTTTCGGAGCGCACGACGCGCGGGGGAATCCTTGTGCGGGAACTGGTCGCTCGGACGATCTCGGAGCAGATCAAAAGGAGTGCCACATACCGACAGGCGAGCCTTGCTATCTTCGACGGGTACCAGGAAGCGGGCATTATCCCGACACAGTCCCTTCCGAAATTCCTGCAGGACTTGACGCAGGTTGCTCGTCGTGCAGGTGTCTCGCGCGGCGAGATATTGGCCGCGCTAAAGCCCATTCGTCGGCAGATTGCAAAGGGCACAACCGCAGGCATGCGTGCAGCATATTCGCAACTTGTCGATGCGCTCGAAGATCAAAACGAAAAAGCGCTGAATAAAGCGATATATGCTGCCACGCAGGAGCGGACGCGCTACTTTGCGGATCGCATCGCGCGGACGGAGATGGCACGGGCATACCAAGACGGATTTTTGCTCAAATGGGATAACAACGACGACTGCATCGCCTATCAGTGGCGACTCTCGGGGAGGCATCCGCGTTATGACATCTGCGATCTATACGCCAAAGCGAATCTCTACGGCATGGGGCCGGGGATATTTCCGAAGGATAAGGTGCCGCGTTTGCCGGCGCACCCGCATTGTATGTGCTTTCTTAAGCCCGTTATCCGCGGGATGATCAATAACGAGGAGCCGATCGATCGTGTCGAGGAGGGCGGCAGAGAATATCTTGACAGCGTCAGCCTGCATCATCGGCAGATGCTCCTCGGTGTGCATGGCGTCAAAGACGTGATGGGCGGAAAGGTCAGCTGGACGCAGAAAGCACGCGGATACGGCGGTAAAAAAATTGACAGCAGGCTATCGCCAAACGAGTCACGAAGTGATATACTAAAGAAAAAGACATTCGAGGAGCTCAAAGCGTACATCGGAGCGCTCGACAGCAAAACAGTGCGCGAGTGGTACATCTACCAAACCGATTGGATCCACTCGCAGATAAGCACTGAGCTCCCAATCGAAGAGCGAGCTCAACAGGCGTTTGAACTGCGCAACAAATACAGGCGCCAGGCTCGCGACTTGATGGCAGATCAGGAACTCAGAAAACGCCTTGATCGCGAGAAGCCAATGAAAGAGTGGGAACCTGCTGTTGCAGATAAAATGCGCAGAAAGGGAATGAGCAGGCAGGAAGCGATTGAGGACATCTATAGAACCGCGATCAAGAGCAATGAGGGCGTAAATAAGAAGCTCGGATTGGAGTGAGGAAGATGCGTAAGGAATACAAATACTCGTATACGATCTGCAACTATTTTGCGCCGGAGTGGTTTGACAAGCAGTGCGCAGCAATAGAAAAGCATATTCCGGACCTGAAAAAACACGATCTCCTCGAGGACGTTGACGGGAGCCAGTATCAAAAGTACGATCATCCTCGAGGAGAAATCGAGGTCGCCAACGACTATGAGGTCGGCGCGCTGTACGTTGATTCCGATTTCGATATAGAACCCTATTTTTCCTAAGCTAAAAAAAAGCACTTGCAAAACTGCAGGTGCTTTTTTCATGCCCTCCGTGCTTGACGGCAGGGCATTTTTTATGCGCGGGATTGAG